TATATATTAAGTTAAACAAAATATATATTTGTATATATCGTATACCGCCATTTCTCGTATATCATTTTGACATATACCGTTAAGAATTAAGGAAACCCTATGAAAACAAGATACAAAATTTAAAAATATTAAGAACTATTTAAATAAAAATTGAAATTTACGTCATAGATAAAATTTTCAAAATTATAAACTTCATAGAAGTATGGTTCAACTGTGATTTTAGCAGCATCGAATGCTGATATCCTATGAATATTTTCATGCATTATAAGAGGTCTTTCGGCAGTAAACCATAAAATTTTCTTATTAATATCTTTTTTAAGCTTTAAAATTCTATCCAAAATATATTTTTTAACATCATATTTCATAGTGGTATCATAATCTTCCCAATAAGCACTCAGTTGAACATCATATGTATAAGAATTTACAATTTGAAGAATATCTTTAGATCTATTACGCTTGTAATGATCAATGAACTTAAATGGGTGAATGTTCATTAAACCCTTACCGCCACTGTATAGTTTACTTTCTTTCCAAAATTTCCTGAAATAAGTAGTAACAATTAATGCAGACAAATCCTTATTTAAATCAGGATCAAGTGGTGCTTGTAATATCATTTGCCTTAAATTATCTATTTTTGTCCCAAAACCTTTTGCTTTCATTGTAGGATGCAGTAAATTAGTGAATAACTCATTATCATTCCAAGAGAATTTTCTAGAATTATATTTCTTCTTTAGGAACGTATTTCTGATAATGTTATCGTCAGTGTTAAAATAACCACAATTTTCTTCAAAACTATCAACTTTCATTGGAGTACAATCCATTAAATATGAATCCACCTTTTTAAGTAAACTGACAGGAAGACTGACGAATGTATCATCCCCAGCATTACTAATTCTAGTTTTATGTAAAATTTCTTTATTATCTATTAATTTATTTAAAGCTAAGGCTATTATATTATAAGCGCATAAAGTTGTTATTTGACTAGTTAACCCATGACCTGAGGGTATTCCTTTATCAATCTGATAAATAAGATTAGATTCTGGTAATACCACACGTTTACTAATCATTGAAGACATACTATAATAGAATAATCTATCAATTTCTTCGCATTCCTTGAACATAGTCCTTAAGAAACCCCAGGCAACAACAATTTGATTTTCAGTAGTATGGTTATCATGACCACTGAAATCAACGTTGACATTGACGAAATCTTTAGTTTCACTAGTGATCTCCATTTCCTTAAGTACTTTCAT